GCGGTATCGGTAACGTTGCCAATTGATTCAAGTTTATGTTGTGATTTATTTGCATGATAGATTTAACGAACACACTGGCTGAATTTAACAAGCTGAATGAGGCGCTTGTAACTGCATTGAACAAGGCGGGGACATTGGCTGACTCGCATGAAGTTGTTTTGACAACAGAAAACACCAGAAGTCAAGTGTCAATTATGGCCAACGATTATTGGTTTTGGCAAAATGATGGCAGGGGAATCACAAAAAATGGAAACTCTCCGCCATTAGTTAGACCAAAAATTGATGAGTGGGTCAATAAGTTGCCAGATTGGTATGCCAAAAAAAAGGATGGCACACAAGGCAAGAAATTAACTAAAGATGAGCAGGCTTTTTTGGTTACAAGGAAAATACATAAAGAGGGATATAAGGGAAATTTTTACGTTGACAAAACAATCCCAAATTTTGAGGCCGCAATAAATAAAGCGGTATTTGAGGACATACAAAACTATTTTAATAATGAGTTTAACTATTGAAGTTGAGCCGAGTTTAAATACGGCCGTTTACAATCCAGTGCGTTTCGAATTCAATTCGGACGTTACGTCTGACTATACAATCGGAGCAGAAACAGAAGCGGATTTGGGTCTAACGAATAACAATGGTTATTTGCAACTTGACTTTTCTTATCCGCATGGAATATTAGCAGGCGATTATATCAAAGTTTCACAGAATGGGGGCGTTGAGGCGTATAATGGCGTTTGGCTTGTAACATCTGTTGTGGGTGATAGCTTTACAATCAATGCTCCTTATGTTGGTGCAGGAATTAGCAATGTTTGGTTTTATAAATATTATAAAAATTACAACGCAGTGATTCGTGTATTCGGATTCAACTATTGTGATAATGCGTTTGAGGAAATTGCAAAAATAACTTTAAAGCCAACATTTGTTCTGGGCTATTGTTATTTCATTATTGACATTGCGGACATTCTAAAGGATTACAACTCTGACTGCAATACGGCAACGGATGTGATTTCTGGGGATTTATTCCCATTGGTATCGCCGCCAATTATCCAGAACAATTTAAAATCGTACATTAGATATTACATTTCTTATGCTGAGGGATTTGACAATCCAGTCGGAAACGAGGCTCAGTATGAAGAGACAACACCAACAGATTTATAACTATGCCAACTCAATATTATACATCAAACGCAGCGTTGCAATATAACGTAACAAATGATTTAACAGACTATCTGTTAAATGATACTGGCGTAACTGGCAAAAAGTTTTTAACCGAAGCGCCATTGACAAAAGTATTGCCAGAGAATGAATTGTCTGCGCTTTATTTCCTATGTAACGATGGGAACTTTATTGCAACTGCTCAATACACTTATTATGATGCTGAGGGCGGATTATTGGCACAAACTAATAATGCTTTATATCCAAGTTTAACGTTGTATCACAATGCAATCCCAGTTAACTGGGTTGGTGCAGACCCTGCGGCCGTTAAAATGAGAGTGAGAATTATAAGAACGGCGGGTGGCGTTTCAATTACTGAGGAACGTTTTTATATTAGAGACCAGAACGTTTATTGCAATGAAAAACAAGTCAACTGGCTAAACAAGTTGGGTGGTTATGATAGTTTTATGTTCACTGCGGGTCAAGAAACGGCCATCAATGTGAGACGTGAGAATCCGATTGAGTTTAGCATGGCAACAAATTTTGAGTCTCCAAATAGAATCAATGGCTATCGCTCGCATTCGTCTGTTGAGTCGCTAAGTTTAGCAACCAGAGTTGACACAAAAGAGACGGCAGACTGGTTAAAACGTGAATTAATTGACTCAATTGATGTTTACGTTGTGAACGATTTGACTTATGTCCCAGTGAATGTCAAAAATTCATCTGTTGTTTACGATACATGGTCAAAAGATTTTATTGTAAAGTTCCAATTTGAATATGCGTTCCCAATTAACATCCAAACACGATAAATGGAATATACAGAAATTATAATTGACGATTTATACCAATTGGAGTTGGGCGACAAAGCCGTTTTAATTCCGATGACTTATGAATTGATTGATATTAAGGACTTGAATAGACGTTCGGGGTCTAAGACAAAAACAATTGTCATCCCCAGAACAAAACAAAATGATAAAATATTCGGATTTGCTTTCAATATCAATGCAAAAAATGCTTTTGATAAATACACACAAAGAAAAATTCGCATCCAAAAGAATAGCCAAGTATTATTTAATGGTCTTTGCAGATTAACTGAGGTAACAAACGACACAATTTCATTTTATGCCTTTGCTGAGTTGAGCAAATTAAAGGATGTATTTGGAGAGCAGACATTAAACGATTTGAATCTGGATGACTTAGACCATGAATACAATGAAACAATCATTGACACATGGAATGGGACTTATCCGTCTGGCGTTCCTGCGGATTATTTTTATCCAGTAATTGACTATGGGCAATTTCAAACATTAGACCCGTTGAGTGGCGGCGAAAATCCGCCAATTAAAATCACAGATTTATATCCTGCGCTTTATTTAAAGCGTGCAATCAAACAAATTTGTATTGATAATGGCTACACATTAAAGACAACGTTCTTTGATGACTATAATACAAGTAAATTATTGATTCCGTTTAGCAATGCGCAGTTTATTCATAGTGATGACTTTTTGACGACCAGTTTTGGTTTTTATGGAATTAGGCCAAATATTGCATATACTATTCCATTAACAACTGGAGACCATGTTATTCCATTTTCTATAATAAATGACTCGTTGTCTCAATGGGATGGGGACGAATACATTGCCAATGGAAATCAAAGATTTGAAGTATTAATTTCTGTAAAATATAAAACACCAGACGCAAGCTACACAAGTGGATGGAATTTTGTTGCCAGTTTAGAGCAATATGATAATTCTTTAGCAGATTGGCGTTCAATTGCATCTAAAACATTTGCAAATAGATTAAATGCACAATATCCATTTGATTTTTCTTTGTTTGCAACTGGGTTTATTGCTGACACTGAAAAATTTAGGCTTAATATTATTAGACCATTTGCATCTGGAACATTAGAACTTTATGATTGTACTTTTATTGTGCGTCCAAAGCAAGTAAACACAGACGATGTCTTAACAATACAATATGGAGACACCGCAGAGATTGCGCCAAATTTGCCACCAATTAAACAAATTGATTTATTTCAGTGGTGCTATAAAATGTTTAACTGGATTGTATTTGTAAATGACAATACTGGCGTGGTTGAAATTTTTACTTATGACCAATATTATCAAAATAATAGTCAAAAGGATTTTAGCGAAAAATTAAGTTTAACGCCTGCTCCAGTTATTAACTATCAGCCGACAAATTTTTCACGAAAATATGATTTTAAATATAAGCATGACGACAAAGATTTTTGGAGCATTCGATATGATTTAAAACAAACGTTAAAGCAACCATATAAATTTGGGGATGGGCAATATTATTTAACTAAACAAGGCGAGGCATCATTAATTGGAGAGGTTGGTTTTTCCCCGACTATTATTGAGAAATCATTTAAAGGAGACTCTCCAAATTATATAAACATCACAACGATGTTAGATGCGGCCGAGCCAACAATTAAGAACACGCAAAAAGAACCGAGAATTTTAATAAATGGCGGACTGGTTACAATTGACACTTTATCGGATGGGGCATTTAGCCAGATATACATTGAGAATGTTGGCAATGTTGGTAATTTACCATTGTGCTATTTCCAGAAACAATTATATAATGAAACTGGGATTGATTCATATAACATGAATTTAAGTTTTTCAACGCCAGACATTGTAACGATGACGCAAGGAAATTTGATTGACAGATATTATAAATCAGCAATTGATTCGCTTTCGGTATCTGCTCAAGTTACGGCATATTTCAAGTTGAGTGGTAAAGATATTACAGAACTGAATTTTGCTCAACTCTGGTATATTTCGTATTTTAGTGCAATTTTTAGACTGAACAGAATCGTGGACTACAATCCAAATTCGCTTGGTTTGACAAAAGTTGAATTGATAAACGTTGGCGTTTTAGATAGGGTTGAAGACGAGTTTGGAGCAATTGAGCCGACCAGAGAGTTTACATATTTAGACACAGAAATTTTAGAAGACATAATAACTGAAAATAATAACGACATAATAATATAAAAAAATGCCAAAGAAAAAAATTAGCGATTTGCCTGCGGGTAGCGCTTTAACTGGAATAGAATTAGTGCCAATTGTTCAGACCGGCACAACTAAAAGAATCACTGCGCAGGACATTGCAAATTTAGGCAATGCTTCGGGCGTTGAAGGAAGCGGAACGATTAATTATTTAGCAAAGTTTAGTGCAACCTCAACGATTGCAAACTCTCAAATATTTGACAATGGAACTGCAATAGGTATTGGCACAATTACTCCTTTAGGATTATTGCATCTTTTTAAAGCGTCTGCGACCACACGATTGGTAATGGATGGCAATGCAAGTCAAAGTAAAATTATTACATATCGCACAAACGGGGTGCAAAGATTTGGAATGTATCTTAACAACACTCCCGAAAGCGGGTCAAATGTAGGTAGTGATTTTCAAATTCGTGCTTATAGTGATGCGGGTGCTTTATTAAGTACACCTATACTTATTAAAAGAAGTACGGGTTTGGTTACTATTGGAGGCGAATTAAAAGTTTCGACCGCAGATGCAAATTTAAATTTGCAAGGCACAACAAAAAGTTATGTTTTGCAAGTTGTGGATTCTAATAATAAATTTAGGATTTTTGACAATACTGCAAATGTCGAAAGGTTTTCTATTGCAACAGGTGGGGCTGCTACTTTTAGTTCAAGTATTACGGCAGGAGATGATATTATAAGCACAAACGGAACTATTAGTTCAATATTATCTTATTCATCAACTTATGGCGGGGTTATTGGTACAATTAGTAATCATAACGCTAATATTTATACAAACGGAACTCCAAAATTAACCATTACACCTGCGGGTAATGTCGGAATCGGAGTAAGTTCTCCAAATGTAGAATTAGCTTTATTTAACGCAAGTACTCCGAGATTTCATTTACAAAATACTGCAAGTGGAACAGGTACAACAGATGGTTTACAATTAGCTTTATCAAGTTCGGATGCTTATATTTGGAACTTTGAAAATGGGGCAACAATTTTTGGTACTAACAACGCCGAAAAAATGCGTATCACTTCTGCGGGTAATGTAGGAATCGGAACTACAAGTGGGTTTGGTAATATTTCTGGAACTGAAACTACATTACATATTGCAAATTCAAATGTCGCATCTATATATTTAAATTCAACGGCATCAAAAAAATGGGGTATATATTCTTCAGGCTCAGGTCGATTAAATTTTGAGAATTTAACAGATGCTATAAATGCTTTAACAATTTTTTCAAACGGAAATATTGGAATTAACACAACCACAGATGCAGGCTACAAGTTAGATGTAAATGGTACTGCAAGAGTAAGTGGTACTGTAACCTTTTCAAACACAAACCCAATATTAGATTTTGTTAGAACAAATAATTCAACTAATCCAGTTGCCCAAATAAACTTTAAAACAAGTCAAGGAACTGTAAGATGGCAGATAGGGACAAACCAATCATCAGGGTTAGGATATGAAATTAACGAAGGGGATGCAACCAATAATAGATTTTATATTGCACCTGGTGGTGCAGCAACCTTTTCGAGTAGTTTAAGTGTAGGTGCATCAACAAATGGTAGATTAGGAGTTAGAGGTACAACAAACGATTCAAGTGCTTATGCTTTTGAAGCTGCTAATTCAAGTGGTTCTACTTTGTTTATTGTTAGAAATGATGGTATTACAAGTGTTGATGGAAAATTATTAGTTGGAACATTTACTCCAGGTGGCTCTCCTTTAAAAGTAGTAGGATTACCAACTTCTCCAGCAGGATTATCAACAGGAGATGTTTGGAATAATTTAGGTATTTTAACTATCGTTTAATTTACTAAATTTGAATTATGAACAACGAACAAATATATTCTATCTTAGGTCAAGGACTTAATATAGCAAACACAAAAGGATGCTTTAATTTAGAAGAATCGGCAACGATTGCACAAGCATTATTTCAATTAAAAGAAGTTTTAAATTTAGTAGAAAAAAAAGATGATTCAATTAAAGCCGAGTAGTGTAGGTGT